AAAATCGTGCAGAAGTTCTTTAAGCAGAACGCTACCCAAAACGTAAACGCTTACCACCAAACGCCAATTGAAGGCGTGTTTATGTTTGAGTCTTATATCATAGACCGAGAGCGTGGAATCAACCCACCGAAAGGATTTGAGGATGTAACCGATGGAAGCTGGTTCGGTTCTTACAAGGTAGACAACAACGAGGTATGGGATGCCTTTGTCACTACTGGGAAATTCAAAGGCTTTTCGGTTGAGGGTATGTTTGGGATGGAGAAAGTAGAAGATGCCATCGAAGTAGAGATGCACCGCCTCGAAAAAGCCATTGACCTTTTTTGCAAACAATTTAAACTTTAATATTTATAATCAATGAACATCCTTGAAAAATTGCAAACACTAAGAGCAGCTTTCGAGCAAGCCTCTTTGAAATTTGCCGACTATATGCTCGGTGAATTGACCGTTCGGATTGAAGGAGAACCAGTAGTAGGTACTGCTGTAACTCTTTTAGATGCCGATGGAAACCCCCTCGATGCTACGGGCGAACACGTTATTCCTGAACTCGGAACAATCGTTGTTGCAAACGGAGTAATCGAATCAATTACCCCTATGGTAGTTGAGGCTGAAGAAGTACCAGCAGAAGCGGTTGAAGAAATCGTTTCCGTGGTAGAAGCAATTGCACCTGAAGCACCAGCCGAAGTGGTAGCTGCTATTTCAACCGAAGTAGTTGGCGAGATTATGGACAAGCTGGATGAAATGGCAAGCGAACTTGTAGAGCTGAAAAAGAAAATGATGGCTGGACAAGAGCGTGAGAAGTCAATGTTTGCACTTATCGAAGCACTCGCAGAAGAACCAACCGTAAAAGAGCAAAAAGTAATGTTCGGTCAGTTCAAGAAAGACGAAGTAGGCAACCTAAACAAAGTTGCATCAATCCTTAAAAACTTAAAAACTAAATAATCATGGCATACAATTTTGGCAACTTAGCCGTTTACACCGAGCAGCAGTCACTTCCACTTGTAGTGAAGTCATTGTTCAGCGCAAAAAGCGCATCTATTTTGACACCGATGACCGGTATCAAATCTTCAAAGTCAGTTAACCTTATGGACACCGATGCGGTATTCCAGAGCGGTGACAACTGCGGTTTCACTGCTTCAGGTACAACTACCTTCAGCAACCGTAGCTTAACCGTTGGTCGCATCAAAGTGAACGAGGCTATCTGCCCTAAGAAACTTGAGGAGTACTGGATGCAAACGCAGCTTCCTATTGGCAGCCGTTACACATCTATTCCTTTTGAGCAGCAGTACGCAGAGTTGAAAGCTGGTAAGACAGCCGAGCAAATCGAAACTGCTATTTGGCAGGGCGATACCGCTTCAGGTAACACCAACGCAAACACGAACAAGTTTGATGGTTTCATCAAATTAATTAACGCTGCTTCAGGTTCTACCGTATCAGGTAACACTGGTGCTGTATCAGGTATCACTAACGCTAACGCTTTCGCAGTTATGCAGGGTGTTTACAACCAAATCCCTACAACTATCCTTGACAAAGAGGATTTGAAAATCGTTTGCGGTTGGGACACATTCCGTAAGCTGGTTGCAAACTTGACTAACTTGAACTTGTTCCATTACAACCCAAGCGTGGATGCAGCAGGCGAAGTAGTTCTTCCCGGTACTAACGTAACCGTAGTAGCTTTGAATGGCTTGAACGGAACAAACCGCATCTTCGCTATGCGTCTTAGCAATATGTTCTTCGGAACGGATTTGTTGAACGAAGACGAGCGTTTCGAAATCTTCTTCGCAAAAGAAGCTGACGAAGTACGTTACGTTGCCGAGTTCAAAGCTGGTGTTCAGTTCGCCTATGCAACTGAAATCGTAAACTTCATCTTAGCCTAATTCAATGGGGAGGGTAACACCTTCCCTTTACTAACCTCTAAAATATAAAATATGAGTTGTGCCTTAACCGCTGGTTATACATTAGGCTGCCGAGATTCAGTCGGTGGCATCAAAGAGGTTCGTTTTATTGAATTTGCTAACGTTACTGGTATCACCGCTACAAGTGGGTTTGTCGTTTCAGGCATTACCACAAGCGGAAGTACTAAGTTTTGGAAGTACGATTTGACCAAGCAGACCTCGCAATTTACCGAAACCATCACTCCTTCTATGGAGAATGGAACGATTTTCTACCAACAAGACCTGCAAATTGTCTTGAATAAAATGACTGCTGCCCTTCGCAATCAGTTGCGTTTGTTAGGTCAAAATAGACTGATGGCAATCGTTACTGACCGCAATGGCGTGTACTGGTTGTTGGGTTCTTTGAACGGCTTAGAACTAAGCGCAGGTACTGGTCAGAGTGGCACTGCCTTCGGTGACCGTAACGGCTTTGACGTTACCTTTACCGGTATGGAAGAACAGCCAATGCGTGAGGTGCAATCAAGCATCATTGCTGCATTGACAAACGCATAGTGCTTCGTTGTCGTTAATCAAGCACGGGCGCATCCTAAGGGGTGCGCCTTTTTTTGTGTTTATACATTTACTATTAAACGACAATGAAAATAGCATTAATCCACAACGTACAAAGTACGGGTTCAGCACTTTATAGGCTTGAACTCCCACACGCTCACTTAGATGCAGCGTACAAAGGACTGACTTTTTATTCCGCACCCGAACCCTTTAGAATATCCGATGAATCCTTCGAGCAGATGGACATCGTATTAGTGAGTAGAATGTGGGGCGAAACCGCCGAGCAGATTAAATGGCTGCGGGATAAATGCACGCAGTTTAATGTCACTCTAATTCTTGACCTTGACGATTATTGGGTGCTGGAATCAGGGCACCCGATGGTTAATGTTTACCGAGAGAAAGGAATCTCAAATATTATCCGTGAGCATATTAGGGTAGTTGACCACGTTATTTGCACCAATGCTTACTTAAAAGAAAAGGTATCTATTTTAAATCCGAATGTTTCAGTTATTCCAAACTGCACCTTTTCGGGTTACGAGCAGTACAAGATTAAGACCGAGCCGAGTGAGTTCGTTAGGTTCGGCTGGTTTGGTGGCGCACAGCACTATGAGGACATTATCTTGATGGAATCGGGCATGGGCATCCTTGCAGACGATAGGTCGTTGAACGGCTTGTATCGGCTTTACTTAGGAGGCTGGAACGAAAACCCAATGTATCACGCTTACGAGCAAATCTTTAGTGGAAACGGCAAGCAGCAGAACTACGGCAGAATCGAAGCTGCGGATATTTATTCTTATGTAGGGGGGTATAATTTTGTGGATGTTTGTTTAGCACCATTAAGAGATACCACCTTTAACCGATGCAAGTCGGAGTTAAAATTGGTCGAAGCTGGCACGATGGGAAAGGCAATAATTGCTTCCGATGTTTACCCTTATAACACAATAATCGAACACGGAGTTAACGGCTTTTTGGTTCGGGAGGCAAGGAGTAAAGATTGGCACAAGTATATTAAAACTTTAATACACGATGAAGATTTACGTTTATCGTTGGCAGCCAATTTAAAGGAAACAATCGAAACGGAATTTAACATCGATTATTGGGGCGCAAAGAGGATGGATTTGTATCATTCGCTTCGGTGATACATTTACCTTTAAGATGCTTTACCTACTATCTAACCAGTCGAATGAAATCGTAGTCACTTGGAGTGACCGATGCACGACTACATTTCCATTTGATGCCGTGGCAGCCTATCAGCTACGCTGCGAACAAGATGGTGCGTTTCCTGCTGAATCAAATTGCATTATAGATACTTATGCTAAGCTGCTGTTTATACCTACTACTTTCGAGTTTGAGTTGAGGTCAATGGCAACAGCCGAAACAACATCATTTAGCATTTTACGCTCGTCTAACCAATCACAAGGCTTAAGTAGATACGACAAGTTTAGTATTTCAGTTAGTGATATACCTAAAGGACAATATACCTACACAGCCTACGAGGGAGATATAGCTTTAGTAGAAACTGGTCTTGCTTATATCCAAATGGGCGAGCAAGCCTTTGTGAGCGCAACCAATACAATTACTTACGCAGAGCCATCAACTGGCACGTTTGATAACACCTTTGACT